ACGTAAGGCCTTACAGAACTGTAACGCTTAAGACTGGAGTAGTTGTCAACCATTATAAAAACGGCAAGATAGATGTACAGTTATAAAACTATAGAGAAGGCTAAAAGCTGGGCTATGAGCACTAACTCTCTAAGGGTGTACCCCCAGTGTACTGTAAACACATACGCTTATAGAGGTGTAGGTGCTAACGGCAAACCAAAGACAAAGACTAAGAGCTATGTTAACCTAGTTATAGAGACTGGGAACGCTAGACACGTAGGCAAACACGAATACGAGCAAGGCCAACAGATGACTGACAAAGTTAACGAGATATATGTACACTACTATTTAAAAGCTAATCCAGATGAAAACAGTTAAAAAGAAGATAGACTTAACTGACAAGGTAGCTTATATGGGTACTGGCGTACTCCTAGTAGCTCCATATCTAGTAAGCTATCAAATAGGCTTTGTGTTACTGGCTCTAGGTATAGCTATGCTTACACCTCAAGTGTACAAGGCTAAGCAATGGAATTTAGTATTACTTAATATATCCAGCGTAATAGGATACACTCTACAAATATTCAACGTAATATGAGTAGGAAGGAGGGCACGGCAGTTTGTCTGTTTGTAGTCATCTACATAGCCATTAGGGCAATAACTTTATATTAGTATATGAGAGAATTACAGTCAATGCTTAATAAGCTCACTACTCACACAGCTCCAGAGACAGAAGCGTCTCTTAGATATAGACGTGAGGCCATTCTAGAGCGTATCAATCAGATAACAGCTACTAGAGCAGAGTTAAAAAAGCAACTTACTAGAATAGACAGAGTTTTACGATGAGAGAAGATGTTTTTGATATGATAGACGTAGTCAGCAATAGACTATTCTCTACTGTATACTACAAGCTACCACCTGAACAAAGGGAGCTGGTAATTCTAGAGATGAAGGAGCACCTTCTTTATTTAGAATGAGTCTAAATTAAGAAAAAGTCATCAATTATTTTGGTGGCTTTCTTTTTTTGTGTATATTTGTATCAAACAAAACAAAATGACCACATCAGTACACAC